CGTTCATGTAATGAGCAAGCATACGCAACTCTAACGAGCTTGCATCGCTACCCAAAAGAATATAATTGTCAGAGCTAGTAGTCCATACATCTCTACATTCCTTTCCGTATGGTGAATACACAGCTGGTATCTGTGCCATGTTAGGGGACGTGTGAGCCATGCGTCCTGTTATAGTTCGTAGTGTAAGAACCTTACCATGTACCTTACCATCATCTCCCACAGCTTCTAGCCATGATTTAATTTGTGATACACGTTTCTCAAGTAAAAGATAACGTGCTATGCTTTGTGCTTCTGGTATGTCTATCTTTTCTAGTACATCCTCTGACACTATAAGCTGTCCCTTTTCTGTGTGTTTCTCAGGTGTCCATCCTAAAGCCATTAGTCGCTCTGCTATTTGCTTACGTGATGCAGGATTGAACACAGTAACCTTATCCTTCAAGCGGTTGCCTGTCTTCTCTGAGTAACGAGCCTCTACAATAGGAGGGAATATCTTTTGCATTTCATCTTTGATTTGTTCGGCCTCGTCAGACAGCCTAGACATAAGTTGCATCGCCTTTGGCACATCAAGTGTAAAGCCATTGGCTTCTTGTTTGTCTATGATGCTACGTATCTGATGCTCCAATGTGATAGAACGTGAACTAAACGCCTTCATTGTAGGTATCAAAGCTTTGTATATCTTTTCTGTAATCTCTACATCACGAATACAATACTTCAACATCTCATTACTATATGCACTGAAGTCGTGAAAGTCTATCTTCTTGTATCCAAGTGACTCACCCCAAGCTTCAAGTGAATGTCCACCTTCACGCATAGGGTCAGCCATCTGTGACATGATTAATGTGTCTCTTATCTTGTTAAGAGGTATCTGACAATCTAAGAGGCGGTTGAGGGTAGGAGCATCAAAAGAAACACCATTATGAAAAATAAGTATATCTCCAGAGGAGAGAAGAGGCTTAACCGTTCCGATATTTTGTTGCGTAAATGTGTAAATATTTTCATTGTCTATATCCTTAACTACGACACAAAAGATTTCTTTTGCATCTAAACTATCTGTTTCAATATCAACTACTAGTCGTTTCATTTCCAATAGTCTTTCTTCTCTTGTTTGTCTATTTTCCTGTAACAGGGAATACAGTAAGAACCTCTTCCGCTAGGAAATCTTTTGTCAGTAACAAACTTGTGGATAGGTTTATGTTTACTACAAGACTTACAATTTTTCAAAGTTTTATTCAAAGTAAATCAACTCCGCTTTCTCGTAAGGTATGTGGAAGAAGTGTTCACCTTTAATAATGTTACGTCCCTTGGCTTCCTTTACCTCTGACTCTGCAACTATGTTGTCCTTAATACGCCACGCCGCTTTGCGGTCAGAGCGTAGGATGTAGAAGTTAAAGAAGCCATCAATATCTGCAACCTTGTTAATCAGTTTGTGTTTGCGATATGGAATACGTATCTCTTTCCAATCAGGATTCCAATCACCCTTCCATCCATACTTTATTTCAACTTCACTGAAGTATTTATTATCGTTCTTTTCTGACTTAATGTCAACAGAAAAATCTTCATTACTGTCAATTATTTTGTGACCATTACGCACAAGGTAATCCATCACGATGTCCTTTGCTGGTGCGTCTGATGTCTCGTAACGCTGGCGGCTGAATGGTATATTCACTGCGCCTTGTATTGGTTTAAGTGCCATTATAAATACTCCTCTACTAAATCAATATCAACTACTGTTCCATCTTCTCCGTAGTAACCCCCTTCACATTTAGGACACCATTCATAAATCATTGGGCTTCCGTCTTCAACGCAGTCATCTTTTATAACTTTTTTTATTATATCTTTTTTATATCCTGTCCATCCACAAGGCTTTCCAGTTACATCATATACATATGTACATCCTACTGTGTGTTTCTTCATAGATACTCCTCTACATCAATAGTTTCAAAATCTTCTGCATTAGGGTCGTCAATCTCAGTCATACGTCCTGTCTCTCTATCGTATAGTAAGTATGTCCCAATACCTGTCTCTCCTGAGTACCTGTTCTTGAGGACACGAACCGTAGTGGTGTTGGCAACTACAGGGTCGGATGCTTGTTGGTCACGTTCCAACGCAATCACTGCGTCACTAATCTGAGCAATGCTGTGTGAGCCACGTAGCATAGACAAGCTAACTTCCTTACCCTGCTCCTGTCCCTTGTCACCTGATGTACGGCGTAAGTGAGACACAAGCAGCACTGCGCATTGTGTTTCTTCTACAAGTGAACGTAGCTTAGTCATCATTTGGTCAATGTTTCTACGCTCATCCTCACCTTCAAGACCTGATACCAAGATGGATAGGTGGTCGATGAAGATGAACTTACAGTCAAGTGCCTTAACCATGTAACGAACACGAGCAAGTATCTCGTCAGTTTGGATAGAGCCGAAGTGGTCAAAGGCAAAGAACCTGCGTGTACCTACCGTCGCTTTCTCCCACTCACGTAACTGTTCGATGGTGAATTGCTCACGTACCTCCTTGATGTATAGGCGTTTGCTTGCCTCTACAGACATGAGGTGGAAGATAGATTGTTTGACATTCTCTTCAAGAGATATAACACCAATGTTGTGTTCACTGTTGTTGAGTATGTGATGCTGTAGTTCACGCATGATGCTAGACTTACCAGCCCCCGTGCCAGCTGTGAATGTAACAAGTTCACCAGTGCGAATACCATACAGCATTTCATTCAGTGCTTTGTAAGGATACAAAACTGTCTCACTATTATCGTCGTCATACAAACCTTCGTAGTCTGCCATGTTAAGTATGCCAGCAGGGGTGAATGGTCTTGCCTCCCACCAACACTTTGTGAACATCTCGCTTTGGTTAGCCTTCAAGTATTCGTTAGCATCCTTCATACCCATCTGCATGATGCGGCATTTGTTAGGTTCAAAGATTTGTGCAACAGCCGCCGCCGCTTTTTTACCATGCTCATCCATGTCAAAACACAAGACGATGTTATCGAACTTACTAAGATACTCGAACTGTTGCTTGATGTCCTTGACAGCAGACTGTGCGCCATTACGGACAGACACTACAGGCCACTTACTTCCAAGCATTTGGTACGCAGACAAGGCATCTACCTCACCCTCTGTGATGGTAATGTACTTACCACTTTGTTGGAACAACTGCTGTCCAAACAGTGCGGCATGTGGCATGTTGCCCTCTGAATGAAACTGCTTGTTAGGTTGACGCACCTTATTAGCTACGTGCTTACCATCGGTGTCGTAATAGGGATACACCTGCTTGTCGTTAAGGATAGTAACACCATAACGGCGACACGTATCAGCAGATATTTTTCTGTCGGCTAGTGGTTCAACCTGTCCTTTGGATAAGGTGCTTGGCTGGTATTGTGGTGTCACTTGTTGTATTGTCACAACTCTTTCTCCTTGTGTTGGTGGTGGTGTATATGTCTCACATGAGAAACAATACATGCTTTCGTCTTCATATAATGTATTCGCATCGGATGACCCACATTTGTCACACGATGTATGTTTAATCATTTTACTCTTTGTAGGCTGCAATTAACCACTCCTCTATCTCTTTCATTTCTTTCTCGTCCATATTGTCTTCCCAATCTTCAGACTCCATTAACTTCATTAAAGTCTGTAGACGTTGTTTGATTCCTTCAGGTGTCTTCGGCATAATATACACCAACCTTATTGTTGTTGTCAAATATTTCTAGTTTATTTTTTTCTATTGCTTTTACAAAGAAGCCCATTGATGTACACAAAATACTACGTGCTTCTAAGTATTCTTTAAGTTCTTTATCATCTTTAATAGTATCTAACTTTGTTCCATTATAATACATATTATATGACATACTAATACCTCTTAAAGTTTTCGTTTGGATTTTTCTTAGCCTCTTGTGTCTCTCTAATTTTTCTCATGGCTTCTTTGAATGGTATTCTTCTGAAGCCGCTTGTAGTTTCATTCTGTAACTTGATTGCTTTCTTACGCATCTTACGTTCCTTTGGGTCTTTACGCATCTTCATCATACTCCGTGTCTGCTAGGCTGAAGGCAAAGTCAATAGCCTCACCATACATTTCATCTACTTCTTCCTTCGCAAATTTCTTTGCTTCCTTTTGACTGTATCCTTCCGCAAGGTATTGATGATACATTTCTCTGAACAAAATCTTTTTTTCTTTATCCCATAAGTTTTTCATTTTAGTTCCTCACTAGTGTAGTTTGATTGATTCATTTATTTCTTTTTCAAACTGTGCTATCTCTGCATCTTCTTCTGCAATCATACCTGTTACTATAAATCTTTTTTCTTCATGTGTCAACTCAGGGAAACACAAGTCTTCATTTATTCCTCCCTGCCACCTACGTAAGTCTGAGTAGTTAACTGGCATAGACTTAACGTGAAGACTGCCTGTTAGTAAAGACCTTCTGATAATTTTTAATGCCATTTTATATCTCTTTCTAAAAGAAAGGCGTTGCCATAAATAAAACCAATGCCGTTCTTTTTACCGTCATTATACACATGTGTAGCCTCTTCATTGATTGGTAGTTCCTCACTGTCGTCGGCAATTATCATTGTTCTACAACCACTTATGCTTACTGCTACTAATGGTCTACCAATAAAAGACTCTGCAACTATTCTAGTTGGTACATCTTTTTGTTCTTCACATAGTATTGAAATTGCTGATGATTTTTCAAACATTAACTAAACTCTATTAAGATTGATGGTATTAAATATAATATAAATATAAATAATAATATATATAAATATAAATCATCATTCTCCATTTGTCAATCCCATCTATAAAATAAATGGTCGTTGATACGAACAATGAATCTTTTGTGTGATGCCCAAGAAGGAGACACATCAGTAGTGTGGTAATGTGTCGCACCATCTACATGTCCCTCTGTGTGTCCACGTAGGACTATCTCTGCCATCTCGAAGGCATAGTCAAACGCCACATCATCCGTTGGGTTATCGGATTTACCATCACAGTACCAACTGAAGTGACATTTATTTCTAATAGGGTGTCCACTTTTAGTATGGATACCTTCTTTTATAACATCACAAACATCATTAGGAAATCTTGTATCACTAACTCTGTTCATAACTACTTGTCCAACAGCTATCTGTCCGATGCTTGGTTGGTTACGTGCTTCGTGGTAAATGTTCAGTGCCATGCACGTCAATGCTTCAAGTATCATCCCTGCCCCACTAAATAAATAATAATAAATATGGTTACAAAAACTATCATTCCTAAGTTACTCATGTGTTCCAAATCTCCTCGTGTTGCCATTCCTTACCTAGCTTAACACCCTTCCAGTATAAGTTCATTTTACTTGAAGTTACGTAGTAGTAGTTACCTTTTCTATTGGATTTCCAATCTCTTGCAATCCAATCTTCATGCCATTTCTTTTGCATGTTTTTGTGTTTGTTACTCATCCTTTTTATATTTCCTCGCTTGTTGGTACGTTTGATACGACCAGTTGTTTAACCTTTAATCCTGTTATCTTTTCCCAATCCCAGTAGATTGCGTGTTCATTACCCTTCTTGGGTATCTCCACTATCAACTGAACGTGTAGTTGCTTTGTCTCTTTTGTATGAGCCTTTGCCCTTTCTGGGCTTTGTTTTTTTCTGGGCATACTTACTTTCCTGAAGGGTCTTCGCTATCGGATTTATCTTCTGTATCTTCTGCGTCATTGTCTACCACCAGCTTGATGTAATCAACAGGCTTGTCTTCTTCGGTAGCCTGATATGTCATGTCAATCATAGTGATGCTATCTTCAGGTGTTAAATCTTTTAGATTCAACTCCGTGTCTGCAAGCTGTCGCACTCTTATGTATTCAAGCCAATCGACAGGCATGACATCATCACCTATGATAGGATACCACGGCAATCGCCCGACATCCTCTGCATCTGTTTCGATTACAAAAGTTACTTCGTATCTGTTTTTAGTCATGTCACTTCTTTCTGTTAGTGAAATTGTATAAGTTAATCAATGCGTTAAGCCACACACCGACCATGATTACCATCTCAGTATAAGAGATACTGAAGGGTATGTCAACCATTTTTTTACTCCTCGATTTTATCCACTGATGTAACACGAAAGTCACCTGACACTGGCTCTTCTTCATGCCACTTCCCCATGTCTGCTAGGTGACGAGCATACTCATACTCGTCCATCCCTGCAGGTATTTCGCTGGCATCGAACTCTACCCACATGTCGTATTCAAGGACACCTTTGGCTAGGTATCTTTTACTAGGCGACAGACGCACAAAGGTTATCATCTTCTAGTTCCTCAACCTCTACTTCTGCGTCGTGTAAATCACCATACTCAAATAAATGTTTGGCTTCTTCGACAGCATCGTCTTCATCATGCGCTTCTACACATTGTGAAATCGTCATCGTTACTATATATTTACGCATATTCTAACTCCTTTTCTTCTAACCACTGCTCGTAGTCGTGTTGTATCTGAGGGAACTCGTCCAGTAGAAACTCTGGTACTTCCTCACTTGGATGCTTGTCGTAGGTGTAGCTGTAACAATCATCAGCATCTTCGGTAGCATATCCTACAAACATCATGCCGCCCTCGTAGTAGCTGTGTTCAAATGTGAACCTGTGTTTTTCTGCGGCATACTGCAACGCCTCCACTGGTGGAGACCAAGCGCTGCTGAAACTTATGTGCAACTCATTGCCATCATAGGACGCATTGTTCACATCTATATCCCACTTAGTTCCCCAGTGTGTGATGCACCAATCCCAATCATACTCACCATCAAGTTTCTTGGTTACATCGCCAGAGCCATCCCAGTTACACCACGTTTTCTTACCTACAGGTACAGGTCTTAACACAGGAAGGAACTCTGGGTCATCTTTACGAAGGCTGTTATACAGCATCTGTAAATAACCCTTGTCTTCACTTTGAATTACTACATAATTCTCACACCAATTAGGCATCTAACTTCTCCAATAATTGTTTAAAGTCATCGTCATCAAATCCTATAACTTTAAAGCCAGCTTCGGGAGCATTAGCAGGATTAGTTCCTAAGAACTGCACCATAGCTTTGGCTTCCTCAAGCGTAGTCTTACAGTCTGTGCTGTCGCCTTCTTCATCTGTGCCAAGCAGAAGACCACGCCCTGCTAGTGGCTGGGGGCAGTCTCCGATTGTGAAGAACGCTTGGTTCTCCACATACAGTCCCTCGTCATCTACATATACACTGTCATCAGTGTCATCAAAGTAGGCAACAGTAAACATGTCACACTCTATCAAAGTAGAGATGTCTCTCCAATCTCCAGAGTATTCTATTTCTTCGATAGTCTCATCGAATGGGTTAATTAATATTGCTTGCATCATTATGCATCCTCTCTCACAATAAATCGTACATATCGTACACCCTCAAATACATCTGTCACTTCCCACTTGATTACATCATCAGGGTATGTGTCCAGCCATTCATAAAAATCTTTTAGTGGAATGTCTTCAGTCATCTGAGTCATCATCCTCTTCTACGTCTTCCATTTCTATCTCTAAGTCAGAGACTTCATAGTCTAGTATGTTAGTATCTGTAGCACAGATAACCTCTGGTTCGCTGTGATTGTAGCCTAGGTTTTCCATGTCACGTTCTATCGTACTTGCTAGGTATCGCTCTAACTCAGAATTAAGCTGGTCTTCTAGGTCTTCCTCAGTATCACCGACTTCACCATAGTAGTCAAGCCATTGCAGGTCGTCAAGGTCATACTCGTATCGTATCTCAATCGTTACGACAGCATGACCAGACACACTACCACCATATATTACAGGTCTTTGTTTAATTTCAGGCATGGTATTACTCCTCTCCTACCCAATATCCACTATCTATGATAGCTTTCCTTGCACCATCTTGTGCATCAAGAATCCTATATGCCACATCAGGTATGTCAAAGTTGACTCCACCATGCGATGCAAGCAAAAGTTCCACTAGGTCAGTCACACTAACTGACACCTTGACATCTTCCCAATTAGTAATCTCAGGATTTAATACTTTCATAACAAACTCCTTAGTCTGAACAAATATAATCTACAATATATTCCTTTGTCAAGTGAAACTGGACACCAGATAAACTACTCACAGATTTTGTCTGTTGTTCTGTTAGTATCTGTTCTTCGTCATCACTATCAAGATAAAATACTTCTCCGCAATCATACACCCAAGTATCTGCATTGGTTACAGTTACTAAGGCATCATGCACCTGCTCAACTAACTCCCAATTAGGTTGGGTAGCATAACTATCTTCGTAGTCTTCGTAGTGTCCAGAATTATATTTAAATAGTCTACTCATTCTTTACTCACTTTCTTTACAGTTGGTGGATGATGTATCCTTTGACCTGATACAGGTTTAAGTGTACCATCAAGCAACAGATAATCCATTGCTTGCTCTTCATCAATAGCTTCTATCTCATAAATTTCAGTCGTGGTTCTTTTACATACAATCTTGTACACTGAAGTCAAAGTCTTCTCCACAGTCATAATCTACTCCATATACATATGCTTTAGCCATTCCAAGTAAGTCCAATACGTCAAAGCCATTGACCATACGGACTACATCATCATCATAGTCGTTACCTACATACGGATTACACCATTCTTTGCAAGGCACAAAACGTGGATTAAATCCAGACGTATCGAACAAAGCTACCTCAACAAGATGTGGATAGCTTCTTTCCTGTGTTATAGAGAAACTATAACCTTGGTCTTGTATTACTGTTAATGACATTCTTACATTCATATTCATATAAAAACTCCACAATAGTTATTTATGTAGGCAGTTTTAACACATGCCTAGGTGCAGGGCAAGTCAATAATTTGACACTAACCTGCCAAGTCGTGCAGATAGCGACGACGTTTACCGCCCTCGATATACAGACTACGCTTACCGAAATGGTACGCAGTCATAACATCGCCGTGTCTGTTGATACCATAGCGGCGAAGGCAGGAACGCTTGCGATACAAACCTTGCACACCAGCGATATTAAAACGGAAACCTTTTG